CTCCAGTTCAACCTTTGAAGGAACTCTAATGGTCTTCACTTTCAATCCTATCGAGCTTGATATTGTTCGGTGCGCCTTTGAAATTCGCACGCTTGCGTGCTGTTTCTATCGCGACCCGGACAATTTCAATAACTTCGACTTGATTATGAAGGGAGGACCAAAAGTCACTTCTTTCATTGAAAACGAAATAAACCCTTACTTGAAGCTCGAGGTCTCTCACGAGGTCTTGATCAACATGTTGAGGATCTGTTTCGCTTCTGACAACTTTTCGTCTTGTTTCAACAAGGCTAAAAGTACTCCTGGTGGATATCGAGAAGCTCGGCTTCTCTTCATACATCTGAAGTACTTGATTTGTCAGTTCGAGTTGAACCGAAGTCCCCTGTGAAAGGGGATTTCAAGCGCGTTTCTTTGCGCGCTTCCCAAGATAACTTGGGAAAGCCTTCTTGCCCGCGGGCAAGGACTTCTGTCTCACGACAAGAGTTCTTTGATTACGTAAGCTGAAGGCTGTTAATAATCTTGAATGAGGCCCCATCCTATGACTACCCCTAACAAAGCCGATCTGTTCCAACATGGTGTTACGTATGACGTCGTTTACGACGATCCCGCAAACTCCAGTGGTAACTCTTTCGGTAATGGTTTGGGTAATACATATGATAGAGCTGATTTCTTGACTATTAACTCTGCCAACACTCCGGGTTACCGGAGGAAAAAGAAGCACCAGCTCCCATTCCATAACTATTCAAAAGATAGGAATGTGTTTGAGGACGCAGGTACTACGATGTCCCAACGATATCACGATCATGGCATTGGATATAACTTTGATCGGTTATATACTTACCATGGTGCAAACGTGCTATTCAATGGGGCTGACGTTGGCCTCGAAGGTACTGTCTTGGATGAGCGTGAAAGCGAGCTCATCAACAAAATCCGCGGCAAGCTTAATCAGAAGAAAACTGATTTAGGTGTCACTGCGGCTGAGTTTCACAAGACAGTTGACATGGTTGCTAGTACAGCGAATCGCCTTTATCAAGCGGTAACCGCTGTACGCAGAGGCAACCTTCCCGCCTTCGCCCGTGCTCTAGGTATTAATCCTACGCTTCGACAAACCAAAAGGTTCCAGAAACGTTGGAATGAGTCTAAGTTCGGACCGCCCGGTTCTACCGAGCAGTTCGCAGCTAAGACTTGGCTAGAGTACACTTACGGCTGGAAACCATTGTTGAATGACGTATATACCACTGCTGAGGCAATGGCCGAAGTTACCGTACAGAGACAAAATCTCGTGCGGTGGGCTTCTGCCAATGTTCAAAACAGTGTTACGGTTCACAAAGTCTCTCCACTCCGGAATTGGATCGTCGATAAGACTTTCACAATTCAGGTCAGCCGTCAGATGAAGATCGCTTACAAAATTGATCCTGGGGCTCTGAACGCAGCCAATGTCTTTGGGTTGACAAACCCATTGGTCATTGCCTGGGAACTCGTCCCTTTCTCCTTTGTAGCCGATTGGTTCCTCCCTATCGGGCAAGCTCTCAGTGACCTCACGGCCACTTGTGATCTTACCTGGGCGGGAGGGTTCATCACCCGGAAATACAAGATGGATGTTTCCGTCACCTATCGCCCCGGGTCACCTTGGTACCCGAGTGGTATTCCTGGGGTTGGGGCTTATTGGACTGCAGAAAGTGGCTCCATGATGTTCACTCAGAACCAATTCGTGTTTTCACGCGTTGGTATGAATGGATTTCCTGGTCCTGCTTTTCCTAAGTTCAAGAATCCCTTCTCCCCCTCGCATGCTACTTCTGCGATAGCATTGCTTTCGAGTTGCTGGAAACGATAGTCCACAACTACAGCCTTGTTGATGTCCTTCAAGGTTAACTTCTCTTACGAGGTACTACCAAATGGCAGCACGCGCAAGCGTAACGCTCACGGACGCGGCGGCAACGCCGGTGAACCACGTGTACGCACCCGTTGCAAGCGCCGGCGATGTTCTGGCCTACCAAGACCGCACTGTCACCAGTGTGGCTTTGGGCCAGAACAAGCTGACGCTTTTGCAAAAGGTGCCCACGAAGCAGTCCAGGAACTACAAGTTTTCCTGGAAGCTCCAGTGTCCCACACTCGAGCAAACGTCTCCGTCAACTTCGACGGGTATCCAGCCTGCGCCCACGCTGGCGTACAACAACCTCGCCACCATTGAGCTGATCTTCAACGAACGTTCAACGCTCCAAGAGCGCAAAGACATTCTGTCGATGATCCGCGATCTGGTTGACGAGGCCATCGTCACCAACCAAGCGCAAGACCTGGAGATCACGTACTAAGTACGCGATCATCTCGTCTATCTTTTAGGACAACCTATAAGGTAAGTTCATGAATAAATCTGAACTAGTTACTAGGCTTAAGCCTAGCAGCCATGCGGTGTCCAACCGTGTGTTGAAGGAGATTTTCCTTGCACTTTGCGAGTCTATTGATTCGCCAAAGTCTTTAGCATGCGCTATTGCTTTTAGGGAGAATGAGCATGAAGAGTTATTGGGTTTTACTTGTGATCCTAGCCATTATTTTGATCATCGTGCTTTTGCCGACGATCAATTGGTGGTTTCGTTTCTCAGCAAATATCCTTTCCTCTCCGTCTCTTTTGACCCTGGGGCAGTAGCGCTTCAGAAGTTCTTTGAGTGCGAGGGCTCTTGTTTGGTAACAAATAGGAAATTCCAAAAGTACGCCCAAGATCCCAGTCTCTGGGATCCCTTCATGAGCAAGGTATTTCGCCTTGCGAAGGATAAAATTGGCCACGTGCTCGGAAGACCCGACCTTGATACCATTTCGAGAGGTTTTGGGTGGGGACCCGGAGCTACTTCTGCAGCTTCTGGTTCAAACACAACAATCTACGACAAGTTTCAACAGAAGCTTGACGTTACTTCGAATGCTCTCATGATGGGGTGGTGCTGTGTGAACAGTATACCCTCCTGGGTTAATTGTCAGCTTCAAACTGACTCTTTTCCCTCTGTTGACATCATGCTTACGCGTGAAAGTTTCAACATTTTAAGAGGTAATGAGATCGTGTTCGTACCGAAGAACGCAAAGACGCATCGAGTGATCGCCATTGAGCCTCATGTAAATTCCTATTTACAAAAGGGCTTTGGTAGCTTCATCCGTAAACGTTTAGCGCGGATCGCTGGGATCGACCTGAATAATCAGGAGATCAATCAGCAATTGGCACGTCAGGGATCCCTTATTGGATCACTGGCGACCATCGATTTGTCCGGAGCTTCCGACACCATTTCTACTGAATTGGTTAGGTATCTCCTTCCGAAGCGATGGTTCCACCTTTTAGACTCTTGCCGTTCTAAGCAAGGTTTCCTTAGAGATAAGGATACCTGGCTTTACTATAACAAATTTTCCTCTATGGGAAACGGTTATACGTTTGAACTTGAGAGTCTTATCTTCTGGGCACTCTGTAAAGCGTGTCAGGAAGTAGTTGGAGTCGACGGAGTTATATCTGTCTACGGGGATGACATAATCGTTCCTTCAGATCTGTATGACGAAGTTGCCACGGTCCTAACCTTTGCCGGGTTCTCTTTAAACGGGAAGAAGAGTTTCTCTTCAGGCCCTTTTAGAGAGTCTTGCGGTAAAGATTTCTTCAATGGCTACGAGGTTCGACCGCTGTTCGTCAAGGACCGCGTCTCTTCAGTCGAAGCTATTTACAAATTGGCTAACGGTCTTCGGCGTTATGCTCAAAGGAAGGGCAGTAAAACCCCTTCTTGCGACATAAGGTTCAAAGGCTGTTATGACTATCTTGTAAACCTCCTTCACCCGTTCTTCAGAGGTCTTATGATCCCTGATGGATATGGTGACGGTGGCCTCATCTCTAACTGGGATGAAGCCGCTCCAACTGTTCCCTCAGCAATTGGTAGGTATGCTGGATGGGATGGTTGGTTCTATAGGTGCTTACGACGGTCTCCCGTAAAGAGGAGTATGAGAGATAGGAACGCTGGTTATACCAGCGTGCTATCAGTCATAGGTTCCACGGAACCACTTCTAGGATTTGTAAACCCTAGAGGTAGAACCTTCCCTAAGGTAGCACGAGGTCACACATGGGAATGGCGTGACCTAGGCCCCTGGAGCTAAT